TTGGTCACCAAGACGCCCCTTTACGGAATGTGAAGAATACTTCACCTTCCAAGCAGACCTTTACACGAGAATCCTCGACTGGAATATGATTACTGTCCACAGAGATCAGTATATAAGAGTTGGCTATGCAAATTATGCATACACTGCAGACACCACTGAAGTCGCTTCCAACCCAGTCTATCCTACTGATACTGCCAAGACTTGGGTAGTTCCTTTCCCGCGTACCGTTGATTTTGGCGCCATTTTGGCCCAAGAAAATACAATTGATCCTAATAAAGATATTTTGTATGTTACTTATATTAATGAATCCCAATTTCGTGTTACTATGGATGTCTCTACACGTACTACCTTTATTGATCCTTAAATAACTTAACTACTACTTAATTTTTCCCAATTATAAGAAAGAGCGAGCGCAGCGAGCGTACGGGGGGGCCCAGCGCAGCGTCCATGGGAGTTTAGGTTGATTGGGGGACTTTTAATTTAAGACGTAATGACGCACCGTAAGGTGCGTCATGGCGTTGATAATTATAATAAATTGTACCCATAAAAATTCCAAATTAATCGGCTATTTAATTAATCAGTTGTGCTTTAATGTTATAAGCACAACTGCAGCAATCCCAGCATTAAATTTTAATTGAATGCAATGCCACGCATCCAAGGTAAGAAGTTCCTGCTCACCTTTCCTCAGTGCACCCTCACTAAGGAAGAGGTATCCCAAGCACTGGAAAGCCAGTTTACTGTTAAGAACTTTACCATTGCCCGTGAACTACATGAAGACGGCTCGCCACATATCCACGCCGTCATCGTACTCGAAAGCAGTCCTAATACCACAAACATGCGGGTATTTGACATTAATGGCTATCATCCTAACATCAAGACCCTCAAGACGACTTCAGACGTTGAAAGGGCAAGTAAATACTGCCAGAAGGATGGTGATTTTATCACGAACTTTGAAAAGAGTTTGTCTGGAAGAGCGCTCCTCTTTAAAAAACTATTGGAGAACCCCGGTGGCCTCACACCACAATTCGTTAAGGAGAACCCTGAAATCATGGCTCTCTCTTTTGACTCCGTCAAGAAATGGGTATCTTTCTGTTTACAAAGACCACCCCACCCGGTCCCTAGGATTCTACCAAAAAAAAGGCACCTCTGGTGTTATGGTCCAGCAAACACCTATAAGAGCACTTGGCTCTATGCTTATATTCAGTGCTATCAGTTTCCTGACGAAATACCCCGAAACAACGATTATTCGGGGACCGGAGTTCATAACGATTTACTTTACTGTGATGAATACCGAGGTCATTTGTCTGTACAGGAACTCAATCGCCTGTGCGATGGCCGTACTAAACTTAACACCAAAGGAGGTTCTACATCCATCCACTGTCCACTTATTGTCATCGTATCCAACTTTTCAATCAACGAAATTTACTTCAAGTGTGACCCGGTGGAAATAGATTCTGTTCATGCCCGTTTTCATCAGTATGTATTTCCTACATTAAGACCTAAATTCCCTACATTGCCTTATGATTATAATGATTAAATTAACTTCTAAAAAATCAAAATGCCCAAATACTTCCGTAGGAGATCAACTTCTAGGTTTAGAAGAAAGTATTCTAGACCGTCAAGGCTTAGAAGAAGAACTCGACCAGGAACTCGTAGATTCTTTAGAAAACAACGTAAATGGACTAAACCTGAGATTAAGTATATTGACAGAAACTTTGATGTCACCGTACCTGCGAATGCTTCTTTCGTCCAGTCACTCTCTCCCCTTACTCTCTCAATCGGAGGAGGTGTTGCTGGCCGTATTGGACGTGTTGTCAAATTTAGAAAAGTTATCGCTAAGATGCGATTTACTACTTCAGATAACCCAACGACAAATGATGTCAGGGCGGATGGAGCTCTCAGGCTTGTCATTTGGTCACCAAGACGCCCCTTTACGGAATGTGAAGAATACTTCACCTTCCAAGCAGACCTTTACACGAGAATCCTCGACTGGAATATGATTACTGTCCACAGAGATCAGTATATAAGAGTT